ATAAGGAAACCATAACTTCTTCTTGTTGATTAGCATAAGTGATTACATCATCACAAAATTTAGGTGTCAATACTCCAGTAAAATACCAATAGTAATTAGATATATTCATACGTTATAGTCTGTACGAAATTTAAACTATCCTTTTGATTATTCGTTAAGTAATACATATTTGTTGATGGAAACATAATAAACATATTGTCTTTAAGTGGTATATCCCAAGATCTACCTTTACGTCTGTTATCTTCATAATGTATTCTGACCATACAGTCTTTGACTTTTACACCATACAATAATGTAAAGTCTGGTGAGTTTCGTAAATCTACTGGATCTATATTTAATAAAGGTATTGTAGTCTCGCCGGGTTTATAGATGTTACCCCACGTTTCTTTATTAATTAGATTGATACCATATTCAAGACCAACGTGATCTCGCATATAAGTATTCAACATATCCCAAGTTCTTGAAAATGGAAAATCTTTGTTTTGAATTTGTGATTGTAAAATGTCGCCTGATAACTTATCTCGGTCAATGTCCCAATCTTTAGGCATTGCTACATTGCCAAAATATAATGCTTGTTCAGATAAAATCTTCTTTTGCATACCACCTCAATTATTAGTTTATGCTAATTGATCTGTCAAATCCCAAGTTGTATTTGCTTCATTCCAAACGTATCCCCAAGAATGTGTTTCAGCTTCATTTTGTGAAGTTTGTTCTTCTGTTAAATCAGGAGCATCACCGATTGGTGATTGCCATCTAGCATCTGTTGTATTTTTTACCCAAGATGCATATGGTTTTTTAGGCCAAAAGATATTATTATCTTCGTCCCAAGTATAACCTATACCTGCATAGTTTCCTCTAAATGCTTTTGAGTTATCACCTGAATTATGTTTATTACCCTGTGTATTGTAAGATGTTTGAATCCACATTTGTGCAGGCCAATTATTATGTGTCTCTAAATATTGTTGTCCTACTGTTTCATCTTCAACGCCATCAGCGTTTAACATATCTTTGTTATCAAGTGTTAATACTTGAATAACTTTACTGTTAGCTCCTAGTTTTGCAAAATGTGCCATAATGTTTCTCCTTATATATTAATTTTAATTACCATTCAACTATTGAAATTTATACCTTATTATTACTATTCCTGAACCGCCAGCGCCAGCACAATGGTTTGATCCACCTGATGCAGCTCCACCTCCAGCTCCACCTCCAGTATTTGCTGTTCCGTTTTGACCTGCACTAAGAGGAGGAGTTTGATTTCCTCCAGTTCCTCCGCCGCCAGATCCTCCAGCGCCTCCAGCACCTACTCCACCACCTCCACCGCCGCCTCCAGCGTATGTTGTTGGTGATGCATTAATACTTGTTGTTGCTCCTGCTCCGCCAGCAGCACCTGCAGTATTTGGATTATTGGGTGCAGTTGAACCTACTGCTGTAGCTCCACCTCCACCATCTCCTCCCATTCCTGGATTGGTACCACCACCACCTCCATTATTACCTTGAGGTGGACTTACTGGTGGAGTATTACCTGATCCAGCTTGTCCGCTTGGTCCACCACCACTAGATCCTCCACCACCTGATCCTCCGTTTAAACCACCACTTGTTGCTGGGTTAGGTGTGTGTGCACTATCTCCTCCACCACCTCCAGCTGATGTTACTGTTGAAAATACTGAATTAGCACCGTTTGTACCATCTGATCCGCCAACGGGTCCTTTTGCACCGCCTCCACCAACTGTAATTGGAAAACCTGTTGCTGTTACTGAAATATTTGTAGCTCCTTCTAAAGGTGATGCTGAATAACAATCAACACCTGATTTTGATTCTCTGAAACCACCTGCACCGCCACCGCCACCTGCTCTTGAAGGTACAGATGGAGCTAGATCTCCAGATCCTCCACCGCCACCTCCGGCTACTACAATATAAGAAACTTCATTATTCGCAGGTGTTGTTGCAATTTGAGAAACACAAAAAGTCCCTGGCCCTGTAAAAGTATGAATTTTAAAATTTCCTGAACAAGTAACTGTCCCACCAGTAGCTGTTATAAAATTTTCACCTCTTTCATTAGAAGTTGAATCTTGAACATTTACCCAACCTTGTGTTGAATCAACATATATAAAAGTAACTGATTGTCCTTCTGTGTTTAAAACTACATTTGCGTTTACTCCACCAATTTTTTGTGAACCATTTGGTGATACTGTTAAATTATTTGTTTGCCAAGTACCTGCATAATCTGCAACTGATACTATTGATCCTGCTGTTCCAGCAGGTAAGTTCATTGTAAATGCACTGTCTGATGTATTTGCAAAGAACCCATCTCCAGACACTGCAGTAAATGTTGCTGTTTTTGGAGTTGTATCCCAGTCTACAGTCCCTGTTCTACCGAAACCTGTCTGCGTTCCATTGTTCGTGATTGTTGCACCAGCAGGAATTGTGATAGTGTCTCCACTATCTCCTAACTGAACTGTACCACAATTTGTTCTTGGACTAATTTTATTTACTTTTACTTCACTCATAATTTACCTATTGAAATTTGTACCTTATTACTACTATACCTGAACCACCATTACCACCTACAGACGGACCACTTAAATTACCTCCACCACCACCGCCGCCAGTATTTGCTGTACCTGCTGTTCCAGCTCCCGATGCACAAGTTGCTCCTGCTCCTCCTCCACCTGGACCTCCAGCACCCGGAGTGTATGACTGACCATATGGTGATCCTCCACCTGCTGCACCGCCACCACCCGCTCTTGTTACAGGCGATGCTGTGATTGATGTTGCTACACCATTTCCTCCTGCTCCTGCAATGGAAGCATTACCAGGTGCTCCACCAGCTGATCCTGCTCCACCACCTCCACCACCAGCATAGCCAGCAGAAGAGCCTCCTCCATTTCCACCACTATTTCCTTGAGATGGACTTACAGGAGGTGTATTTCCTGCTGCTCCACTTTGACTATACATTGCTCCACCACCAGAACCTCCTGTACCTGCTGCATTGTTTGGTCCTTCTGTACCACCAGTTCCACCACCTGTTGAAGTAATTGTTGAAAAAGTTGAAGGACTGCCTGGATTACCAGGGGTGTTTTGTCCACTTCCTGTACCACCAGCGCCTATTGTAATTGGATAAGCTTGTGTCGTAATTGTTACTGCTGTTCCTCCTGGATTACCATTTAATGGACTAGCTGTATAACTATCTGCTGGACCTTTATATTCTCTAAAACCACCAGCACCACCTCCGCCACCATAGTCTCCACCACCATTACCACCTCCTGCTATTACCATATAAGACACTATATTGTTTGCAGCTGTGCTAGATGTATTAGAAACTGTAAATGTTCCTGGACCTGTAAATGTATGAATTTTAAAATCACCAGAAGTTGTAACACTTCCTCCTGTTGCTTCCAAATTAGGATTACCTACAACATTAGATGTTGAATCCTGTATATTTTTCCAACCTTCAGTGTCATCAACATAAACTAAAGTTATTGATTGACCCTCTGTACTTAAACTTACGGGTGCCGCAAAACCACCAAGTTTCTGTGAACCATTTGGTGCAATTGTTAAAGCGTTTGTTTGAAAAGTGTTTGTGTAATCTACAACAGAAACAATATTACCTGCTGATCCAGCTGGTAAGTTCATTGTAAATGCACCTGAAGATGTATCTGCAAAATAACCTTCACCATTAGCTGCTGTAAAAGTTGAAGTTTTAATACTGCTTGTCTGCCAATCTACAGTTCCTGTTCTACCAAAACCTGTCTGACTTGCACCTGAAGCTAAAGTAACTGTATCGCCTGATTTTCCTAGAGTTAGTGTGCTTCCACACTTAACAACCATATTGTTGTCGCCTGTATCTTTTATGTTGTTTACTTTTATTGTACTTGTCATAATTATTGAAATTTATACCTTATTATTACTATTCCGCTACCGCCGTTTGCTCCAGAAGAGGTTCCACCACTACCTCCTCCTCCACCACCAGTGTTAGCTGTTGCTGCATTACCAGTAGAAGCATTACCATCAGCTCCGCCACCAGCACCACCACTGCCACCTCCAGGTGAAGCTCCACCTCCGCCACCACCAGAAAAATATCTTGTATTTGATACTGGACCTGTTGTTCCATTAGATCCAGCAAAACCTGAACTTACTACAAAAGAACCAATACCACCTGGAGCATCTGTAGCACCTGGGGTTGAAGTTCCAGCAGCCCCTGCACCTCCACCTCCTGCACCAGCATATTTTGGACCAGTGTTTTGTGATGTACCCCCATCGTTACCTTGAGGTGGACTTACAGGAGGAGTATTTCCTGATCCCCCTGGACTTATTGTAGAGGAAGTTCTTCCACCTCCACCTCCTGAACCACCACTTCCAGCAGCAGTAGTTCTATCGTTATTTTGCCCTTGTCCACCACCTGCTGATGTTATCGTTGAAAAAGTTGAAACAGCACCTGCACTAGCTTGGTTATCTGGTCCAGGCGGGCTACCTGTTCCTGCTCCACCACCACCAACTGCAATTGAATAAGCTTGTGCACTAACTGGTAAACCTGAAGGACTAGCTAAAGGTGAAGTTAAAGGTGCTGGCATACAAGTTGAATTAGATAATCTAAACCCACCTCCTCCTCCACCGCCAGAAACTGTTCCACCTCCACCAGCCACTACTAAATAATCTACGGTGTTTGAACCTACTGAATTTCCTGCACAAGAAACAGTAAAAGTTCCTGGCCCAGTAAAAGTATGAATTTTAAAATTTCCACAAGTTGATTCTGTACCACCTGAAGCTGTTACAAAAGCAGGATCAACAGCTGCACTATCATTTGTATTTACTGGAACCCAACCTTGAGTTCCATCAACATAAATAAATGTTCTAGCTTCTCTATTAACAGTTAAAGTAGCATTATCTGCTATGCCTTCTATATTAGAACCATTTCTTGCAATTGTGATCGAATTAGTTGCTGCTGTTCCTGCATAATCGGCTATTGCCACTATATCTAATGCACTTGGTGAGGATGGTAATGTAACGGTTCTTGCTGCCGCAGATGTATCTACAAAATATCCTTTACCACTCACAGCACCAAAATCACCTGCTTGAGGAGTAGGTTCCCAGTCTACTGTACCTTGTCTTCCAACTCCTGTTTGAGTTGCACTAGAAAAATTTACTGTGCCTGCAGAAGATAAAGTAGTTCCTGAAGGTAGTGAAACTGTATCACCACTTGCACCTACCGTTAAGGTAGTTCCGCATTGTGGTTCGACTGCATTTACTTCTATTTTTGACATTATACTATTACTAAAGTCCCTGTTATTGTTTGTGTTGCAGTTATTGTAACTGGTCCCGCTAATACTCCTGAATCTAAAGATTGATCTTCAGATAAAGTTGAATTATGCGTAACTACATATTTGGTTGCATCCATACCTGGTGAAATAGTTTTTGTGTGTGGAATTGTACAAAAAACATCTTTTGCACCTGCGGAAAAATCAACAAGATTATTTGAATTAGTTGATGAAATAACTGTTTGTCTTGACAATGTATCAGG